GTAGTCAACTGCTAAAGTACCGTCTTCCCGCGTCTTTACTGCTTCAGGCAAATGAGGCTTAACATCCTGCGCAATTACACCGAAGTCGGCTTTCTGTACAAAGTATCCATCCTCACCGCCGTGCTGCTTAATGTAGTCGTCAGTCCAATCGAACAACTTACCGCCAATAGCACATGCTTTATTTAACGCATCTGGAATATCACGTATGTTTTCTTTGAGAGTTCGATCAGAGGAGTAAAACGCAGTGACGTTATTAGTAGCTCGGATTTCACCGGTAGTGCCTGATGCAGCAGTACCAACACCAAATGAGCCAAACTGAACGCTAGACGCAGTACCAAGGTCTTGGGGGGTGGAAAGTGTAATTGACCCAGCACCGTTTGTTACAACTACTTGATTAGCTGTCCCGGTGAGCGTAGCCTTTGCAAGGGTGTTGCCCGTTGTGTTTCCGATTAAAAGCTGACCATTAGTGTAAGTGGTCTGTCCAGTACCGCCGTTAGCAACTGGCAAGGTCCCGGTTACACCTGTAGTAAGTGGAAGCCCCGTTGCACTGGTCAATGTGCCGGAAGAAGGTGTACCTAAATCCCCACCATTAACGACAAACGCGCCAGCAGTGCCGGTGTTTACCCCCAGTGCTGTTGCAACACCTGTACCAAAACTTGTGATGCCTGTACCACCATTCGCTACAGGGAGTGTTCCGTCTACATGCGTAGCTAAACCAATCTTCCCCCAGCTTGGAGCCGCAGCGACGCCGCCTGAGATCAAAGCATTTCCAACTGCAACGTCAGCCAGCTTAGCTAGTGTCGTAGTGGTATCCGCATAAAGGATGTCGCCTATTGTGTACGATGTTTGACCTGTACCACCATAATTTGCCGCAATCGCTGTAGCGTTCCACGTACCAGCAGTTAGGGTACCTACACCTGTCACACCAGTATATGACCCTGATAAACGCGAAGTTCCTAAAGTGCCTGAACTAATATTGCTTGCGTTCGTTGTGTCTGTTGTAGCCGATGCAGCCAAGCCAGAAACAGCCCCTGACGCTATAGCAATTGCTGTATTAGTAACGGTTGTTAACTGCCCTTGCGCATTAACTGCAAAGACCGGAACTTGAGATGCTGAACCGTAAGTGGCGGCAGTTACGGCTGTATTGGCAATATTAAATGTATATGTTGGGGATTCACTTAATCCTGTCCCTGCCGTGTAAGTGATAGGTGCGGAAAACTGCTGAAAAACAATCGCCGTTGTACCAATTGTTATCGGAGGTGCTGTCTGTTGTACCCAAGCAGTATTAAGGTTAACAGTACCACTGGTCACTAAGAAAAAGTCGCCCTCGTCAATCTGGTCAACCCCCGTACCAACAGAATCAAAATCTGTAGCACGAGTCAGTATGTAGGGTGTACCAGCAGAACCAACCTGAGTAACAACATACACACCGTTATTTGCACCCGCTACTTCATTTTTTACCAGTATGCGTTCTGAAACAACAGTAAGCGTTGAGTCCACAGACAGAGCGCCATTAGCGGTTGCCGTAAGTGTTGCGCCGACTCCAGATGTACCGTTGTTATATGTGTTTGCCGGTAACGCTGCCGTTGTAGCTAAAGCTACTGCTTCGTGGAAGTGAATACCAGACGCAATAGCGTCAGCGTACTGCTTGTTAACAATGTCTGTGTTGTTAGTTGGGGCTGTTGATACAGTGCCAGATGTAATATTTGCTGTTGTAATATTTGCAGTACTTACACCCAATGTGCCAATATCTAAAAGGGTTACAGCAGACCCTGCCGCATCTAAATACACCGCCCTTTCTGCTGGATATGTACAGAATACGTTTTTAGTACCTGCTGAAAAATTAACCAAGCTACCAGAATTACTAGACTCAAAAACAGTAGTACGGCTTAGAGTTGTACCCGACGAAGTGTATGTACCAATACCAACTTCCCAAGCGGAATTTAATGTATCAACGATAGCATAGTAAGTAGTATTTCCGTCACCTATAGCAGCGAAAGTTTGAAACCCAAGAACCGCGCCACCAAGCGTTAGTGTCCCCGTACCTACCGTAGTAGTTATCTCTTGAACTCTGTCTTTAACTATGAACGCCATGTTTTAATCCTGCGTGTTTATTATTTGCCACGATACCGACTGCGAGTCGTCAATAAGCTCCCAAAGAAGCCTTCTAGTTAGCTGATCCGCCGCTACTGCACCTTCAGTAATGGTAGCAATAATTGCTGTTGACACCAATATTGTAGCAATCGCTTCAGCACCTTCGCTTGTCGTTGCACCGAACGTTGACGCCCCCACTAACGCACTATCATTACCAACACTGCTTTCTTCTACGACACCACTAAATGCCATTAGCGCACTAATTGCTTCTGATACGGTACTTGCTTCCGACAAAGTGGAACTAAAAATTGCTAAAGATATTTCACTACTATCTGCCGCAACCGCACTTTCACTATTAAACGGAATAAATACTGCCGCTGCCCCTGTTGTTTCCGATACAGCCGCAGCTTCTGCAATACCGGATTCGATAAAGCTGTATGGTCTACCAGTAGCAGAAAACGGCGCACTGGCGTAGGGAGAATCAGCAAACACGATTTATGCCGCGTCTAGACTAAATGTATACGTTACATTAAGCGTATCACCTGCAACTACAGTTCGGTCGCCCGGTGACTGAAAATCCGATTCAGAAAATAGAATACCTGATGTGCCACTAGACACTGAGCAAAGAAACGCCCCGGCAACTACACCACCCGCACCTGAAATAGTGAAGGAAGATGGCGATGCTGAGTTACTTAGAACGGACGGATCAGCAGTTGTTGCAGTGCCAAACGTTACAGATTTTCTTGACCCTACATAATCAGTAAACTCTGTCCACGCTTTTGAGGCTAGGGTGTCTGCCGCTGCGAAAGTGGTGCCTGATCCGGGTCCAGTAATCAACCCAAGAAACCAAGCCGCTGTATAAGTAGAGCCTTTGAAATATTTAGTGTTCATATCTTGCAGTCCTTCATTGACTACAAGGTTGTGTTTAGAGGTTTCCCACTTAAGGTTGCCGTCTTTATCTAAACACTGAACATGAAATACTCCGCCCGCTTGCATACCGTCTGACACGCCTGTACGCGCTGTAAGCGACGAACTCACGTTGTCTACTCCTGCTGATTTTGCGATAAGCATAATAACCTCTTAAGGAAAACGAATTAAAGCCGTCGTTGCCGTATTTTCTGGCATGGTGACGGTGTTGTTTACACTACTAAAAATCTTGTCTGAACCAAAATCCAATACAGCTACCGACTTGTTGCTACGAGTAACATTGTAGATCAATGCGCCACGGGCGGTAAAGCCAGCACCGGGCCACGATACATTATTAAAATCTACATAAACCGTACCTGCGTATGGACCAGTTGTTTGTGTACTGATTGTCACACCTGTCATTACTACACCGCCTGCCGTGTATCCTGTACCGGTAACTTCGTTAGTTGTCGTATATATCGTAGTTAACTGTCCAATATCAGAGAAAGCCGTATATAACGCCATCTTCAATGTATCTGTTGCCAAGTTTTGTCCGGCTTGGATCATCTCTTGTTTAAAACTATTTGTTATTCCTTGTTGAATCGCCATTACGGATTCACCTTAATTTTAGCCTGACCATCACGGTACGCATCACCACGTTCGAGACCAGTTCCTAAACGGTTCAACTGAGCTAGAGCTTCGTCGTACTTATTTTTGTAAGCCATCATCATGTCGGTCTCTCCCTTCAAGAATACATAGGCTTCAACCATAGTGCCATACAGTAGTACCGGCGAGTAATTATCACCCAGCCATGTACGCCCATCAGCCGCCACCGTGATTGACTCAGGGTAGTAATAGTAGTGAAGTTCGATGTTATAAACAGCATCTGGAGTTGGACCAAGGATAAAACTTAACTCGTCTGTAATAGTACTAGATATGACTGTTGGACCAAACAAAGCGTAATACTGTGGCAGTCCGGTAGACGTTGAATTTGGGTACGCTGCGCGAATAAAGTTCACATCTTTGTTCAACAAGTACTCGTAATTCTCGTTAGCGGTTCCAGCATTTTCAATCACTGCCATTGAGAAGGTCGATAAAAAATCATTTGGGCATGATAAATACTTGTTGTTTGCTGAAGTCACGCCTGTGACGTTTTTGCGCAGCGGTGGAATCTGAACGCTATTGTAGATGCGCTCTTCAGCCTGTGTAATAAACAAGTTGATCTGGTCAGTGCCGTCAGACGTAATCGTGCCTGTACCTGCTACGTTCGTCCACGTATTTGTGGGGAAGTCGTTTTGCAGATAGTCTTTAACAGCAGTGAACAGTTCGGTATACGTCATGCCATTGGGCCTCGTGCCATCAAACCTTTAGTAGCTGCGCCCGTACCACGGACTTTAATGCCTGTAGTTTTTACATCATCAGCATTAGGATCACCAGCGCTTACGCGCATAGCAGGTTTGCCGGGTTTAACTTCACGCGCAGATTGCGTGTTAGGGTCTTTAGCTATGCTAATACATTCTTTAGTATTCACTTTACCTCCGCTCATTGTGTGTGGCTCCGCGTAGACAGCGGCATTACCGACTTCTTTGCCCATTACCTTTTGTGAAAACTTAGCCATTAGCGACTCCGTTGGTTATTAGCACGCGCCATGTTACGACCAACTTTTTTCATGTCCATAGAAGTTACGCCACCTTTTTTCATGTGGTGCATTTTCTTTTCGTGCTTTTTAACTTCTTGACTCGCGATCTTTTTGATCATTGGTTTGTCTTTTGCCATATCGTCGTGTTTCATGTCCTACTCCTAAGAAATTGTTACTGTTCCTACTAAGCATTGTACTGCTAAGTTATTAGGTGTTAAACCCGCATCGTTAGCACTTGCTCCGCCAACAGGCCACCAGCCCCACTGAAACACCCTACTACCACCACCCGGATCACCAAAGTCAGTATTAGTAGTTAACTGCAATCCTGTATAGCCTGACTGATAGTAGCTGTTATCTGGACGTGGTTCCCGTACTGCTTGTGGGTCGTCAACCGGATACATACCTAATTGTAACTGCGGCTGGTCAGGCTCCCAACAGTTTTTACATACTTTAATCTGTACCTGCTTAGTCTTAATCGTGAGCTTCTTTAACTCTTTTAACTTGTACCTAAACCCACACCGATCACACTCGGCGATTGAGTTCTTACCGCTTGCAAACCTATTACCCATGATTAGAGGAACATCTCACGAGGAACAAGTCGATCAGCCGCTTTCTCGCGGTCTTCAGTTGACGCCCATTCCCAAGCCTCGTCATACATAGCTTTTAAAGCCATAACACGGTTAGGATCAATCTCAGGTTTCTTTACTGCAATCATATATGCCAAACCAGCAGTCAAACAATTCAAGAAACGGAATGGAATATCAATTACGTTCGTGCCTGTACCAGCGTCGTATATACGTTTCATTCTCCAATAATAGAAGACGTAGAACGGTTGCGCTTGTGTGCCTTGGTCTGGAGCAGGCCAGACGTTGATCTGCGGGTTTTTTGCCGTTGCCGCGTTGGAGCCAACCTTTTGTCCCGACTGTCTATTAATCCAGACTTGGATCGGACGACCTTGCGCTTCTTTGTTGGGGATGGTTGAGTAGGTAGAGACACTAATCCGTGTGATGTTGAGGTCAGTCTGGTTAGGACCCTGTCCGGAAAAAGTACGGATAACATGCTCAACCAAATCAACGGTGTCAATAGGTAGATCATAAGTAGTCTGCCCCTGTACCATGTTTATCGAACCTTCTTCGATAGTCCATAAGTTAATCCCCTTGTTAGCCCAATCAGCCGTCAAGAAGTTCATACTACGACGCGCAGTTCTAAAGTCATAGCCCGTACGCAACTCCAAGCCACAACGCTCGAACGCCTCTTCGAATATCTCGTTGAGGTCTGGGTTAAACGCTGTTGTAGCTGTAGTAAATGCCATTAAACCATCCGTCCTTTAGTCTTACCGCGACAAGCGCATCCATCTCCACGAGCCGACGCTGATTTTACTGCGCCGCCTTTTTTCATTTCTGGTACTGGGTACCGTAATTCTGAACTATCTGCAAAAGGACTTTTACCTTCTGCTTTACGCTTTGCTGCATGTTTCTCAGCTTTTTCATACATTGCATCTGTTGGCTTTTTATCACTCAACAATCTCTTCATCTCTGCTTTAGTTATCCCCGGTACGAGTAATGGATAACTACTTCCTTCACTATCACTAGCAGATATTTCTGTAGATGTTCTACCACCTTTTGCTGGTAGCTTACCAAAGTAGCCTTTACCTTTTGCTTCGATAGGATCACTCACTCTCTCAGCATGGCGAAAGCCGTATGGGGCTATACCTTGACCAGCCATTACACCATCCGACCTTTAGTCTTACCACGTTGAGCGCATCCGTCACCACGAGCTGAAGCAGAAGAAACTTTGCCGCCTTTTTTCATGCCGTATTCTTTTTGATTCTCTTTTGCGCCGCGATAGCTAGATACTGCTTTATCACCTTCTTCTCTGGTACGACGCTTATAGTATGGATCACCATCGGTATCTTTAGTAGCTTCTTCGCCACGTTTACCACCCATAACATTCTTTAAAGTCCTAGCGGCAGGAGCTAAAACGCCTTCATCTTGTTTTGAAGCAAGTGGACCTACTTCACCAGCCATATACTTACCTTGTCCTTTGGCGCGAACAACAGCTTCGTCAGGGGTATCAGATGAATCAGCACG